CTTGCATCATGTTAGTAGACGCTGTTGTCTGAACGCATGCCATAACTCTGTCTTTGACATAGGCGATAGCCTGTACTGTCCAAGTTGTTGTGCTTGAATTCCAATACTTAGTAACAACTAGCCCCTCAGTTACTTCATATACGCCATTGCTCGCACCAACAATTGCATGAGTTCCATCTGTTGTAAGAACATGTGGCACTATGCCAGAACCAAGAGACACAGATGATGCGGTATTTGTTGTAGCGTTATAGAACCAAACAAGGTTGTTGGAAATATAGAATGTTCCATTAGCAGATGTTGCTGGGCTCTTAGCTGAGTATGCATTGGAGTATTGGTTCATCTTCTTAAGAAGCTTTACCTCGCCAATGTCCCAAACATCAATATTGTTTGACTCATAGTAACGATACAAATCGCTAGTATCGGCGTCATAGTAACGCTCGCCCATACCATGATGCCAAGATGTAGCACCACGCAACCACCAGTTAGATAGAGAGTTTTCACCAGCAGATGATGCCTGGTCAATACGTTCTTTCTGATACTGTGTGGTTAAGCGACTGATTCTATTTTGATCCGAAGCAGCAGATATCCAAGGTGTATTACCAATTGCATAGTCAGCAGCAAAGTCCTGACGCTCATAACGAACAAGAGCTGTAGGAATGTTGACGCTAATAGCAATAGGCAAATCGCCTTTAAGGTATTTGTTTGTTGTTGCCACGCAACACCCCTAACTAGTCTTTGAACTTAGGTGAACCAAAGCCAACAATGAATGCTGGTATCTTCTTCTTATTATCTTTTCTATAACCACGTATGCGTTCGCATACTTCGCCACCATTTGCTTGGCTACCCTTGGCTTTCTTTTCTGGGCTAGTGTTACCTTCAATAGTTGTAACTGTTCCATCGCCATTATCTTTAATAACAATGCCGACGTGCTCAACTGGAGCACCGCCTTCTACAAAATCAAAGAAGACTATGTCGCCTGGCTTTGGCTTAGACGTTGCAGCATTACTCCATTGACCAATGCCTTTAAATCCTTCGACTCCGCCAGGCGTCCATACACAGTTAGGAATCTTGAGACCAACTTGTGCAGCACACCACATAACAAATGATCCGCACCATGGCTGACCGTTATGCTTTGTGAAAGCACCATACTTGGTAAGGTTGTTACCTTCTTCGATTGTTCCCAGTTCAGCCTTTGCGACTTCTAGAAACTTTTCTTTTTGGCTCATGATCCCCCGCAATAATTGTGAATAGTTCATCCACTCGACGTTCTAAACGATCGAGTGAATCTCTCATACTTGATCCCGAATTCGGTTTAAGTTCAGTGAGGTAGTGCTTAACTAACCAACGAACAGAGCCAGCAAAGCTGGCGACTATTGTGGTGGTCGCTACTGCGATACCAGCCCATTCGTTGGTACTCATTACTTCTTAATGCCGAATTCGTGCGCTGATGAATCAAGATACTTAAGAGCAGGACCAGCAAAGCCAGCAACCGCTGCCATTGCAAGAGTCTTAAGATCCGTTACTCCAGATAGGTAAAGCGCAAGAGCTGCAGCAGCAGCTGCGCGGAACCATGATAAAGCTACTGACTTAAATGTATCCATTGTTATCTCCTTAAATAATAGATGAGCGGTTTAAGTACATGCTCAGGTTTTTTAATTAGCGAACTACTTGAATCCATCTTTGACTTGGTTCATACCAACGCCATTCATAACCAGCAACTGGTTCTGGAACTGGAATTGGAGGTTCCCATATCAATGTTTCTGAGTTTAATTTCCAAGATGCCCCTGGTTGTGGTTCAAGGAATGCATCTAATATTTCATCGTATTTCCAACCAATGCCTGCATAATTTCCACGAAAAGGTTTTCCACCCAATAAGTGTTTATTGGCTTTTGTGTTATATGAAGTTTGTAAACATTTAAAACCAGTAACTTTTGAGTATTCTGTTTCCCAGTTTATTCCATCTTCATTTTCATCTTTTCCGACAATAACATTAACAACAGTATTGTTTTCATCTAATAGTGCATAATGAGCCATGTTTTTCTCCTTTATAACGTAATCGTTCCAGTGCCAGCGGTAAATTTATAAACTCTGTATCCTGAACGAGTTGGTTGGCTATATGTTAATGTTCCAGGAATAGTTGTGATTGCAGGGTTTGAATCTGGATATGCAATAACTACGATTCCAGAACCACCATTTCCTCCTGCTTGACCAGCAAGACCATTACTTCCAGCACCACCGCCAGTATTTGCATCACCATTGCGACTTCTTCCATCTGATGGATTCGTTCCACCCCCAGCACCGCCACCGTTTCCTCCTGATCCACCATTTGCCTGACCAGAACCGCTATTGTAATAACCTGCGCCTCCGCCACCTGCATAGTATGTAGAAGTACCAGTAATGGATGATGTTGCTCCAATACCACCAGCACCACCACCGCTGTTGCTTCCAGTTGCACCAGCAGCACCTTTTCCGCCACCGCCACCGCCTGCATAATGGGGAGAACCATCAGGGTAGTTTGCCCCACCATTGCTACCTTCACCAGAAATACCAGAACCATAATTATTTATATCATTGGTTCTTACAGAACCACCACCAGAACCGCCATCTGCGCCACGATTCTGACCGCCTTCTGTACCACTACCGCCACCACCAGTGGCAGATATTGAACCAAAAACAGAATTAACACCATTGCCACCTTTGGTTGAAGTGCTAGCGGTTCCAGCACCACCCGCCCCAACAGTTATAGTTGTTGTTCCTCCAAAATACAAGGTTCCTGTTTTCATGCCACCAGCACCAGACCCTGCAGAGCCGTTAGAATTACCACCACCACCACCACCTGCAACAATAAGATAATCAGCAGCAATGCTTTGAAGTGTTAAACCAGATGATTCTGGACTATCTCCATTTGCGTTTGCTGCAACTACTTTAAATGTATATGTTATGCCTGTGCTTAAACCAGTGACAGTTACTGATGTAGATGATGTAGTAGCAGCAGTGGTTGTTGATACTAACGTTGCTCCATTATATGTTTTAACCTTAACAGCTGTTAAAGGGCTACCACCAGTTGCATTAAGTGTCCAAGTAACAGACACATCTGTTGAGGAATTGCTTGACAATACTACTGTCCCAATAGTTGGTGTTTGTGGTTTTGTTGTTACAATAATAGCACCGTTTGCATAAGGACTTGCACCAAAACCGTTATATGAAGCACCATTAACCGTATATGAAGCACCATATCCTGCTGAACCACTAAATGTTGGAATTGTAATTGTCGATGATGTGCTTGTTAATCCAGTATAAACGCTAGATGTAACAGTAGATGTTGCATTTGCTGTATACCCAGTTGGAAATCCACCAAGAGTAGATGCAGTAAAATCAATTTTAAATGCTGGACCATCTGTATATGCACGAGTTGGTCCAGAATCACTAAGTACAATTGTTGGGGTTCCAGACGGAGCAGAGCAAGGTTGCCATCCAGAAGTTGTGTAAATCTCAAGAAGTCCTAGATCACCATTGTAGTAAACATCACCAGATGCTGGACTAGATGGACGATTGGCTGTTGTTCCACTTGGAACTCCACCTTTGGCTGGAAATTGATTAAATGCCATTACGCAATCTCCACTCCGCTAATATGAATTGTTACAGCAGAAGTTGATGCAAAACCAGTAATAGTCTTTGGTGTTGCATTAGCAGGTATAACCTGCTTCATATCAAATCCAACTACTGAGTTCGCTGGTATCTGTACTGCTGGAACAATCGTCTTGCCATCAATAGCAATAGTTGCTGTTGATGTAGATGCTGCTCCATTAGCTAATACAATGTTAGTAACAACAGCTACTGCTGTTGTACTTGGTACTGTGTATAGTGTTGTGCTTGTTGTCGCTGCCGAGGCTCGAGCCATTGCAACTGTTGTTGTAGCCATTAGTTACTACCTTTCTTAGTATGCACCCATGATGCCCATGAGAGTAATATCAATTTCTCTTGAACTTGCATCAAGAGAAGCGTGAGTTGCTGAAACTATTTTTGTCATTCCATTAATTGTTCCGTATGTTGTACCAGAAGCAATTGTTGTTGTTCCAAGAGTTGGTGCTGAATATGTTGAACTTGAAGAGATTGCATTCCATGCAGATCCACTCCATGCATACATTGTGTTGAGAGAACTATTCCAATACGTAGCACCAACGAGTAATGTGCCACCATAATTATCTACAGTTGGAGCAACAGTCTTTGATCCTAAATATCTGTTGTCATAATTTGTATATGTTGTAGCAGCAGAAGATGCTGATGTAGCTGCACTAGTGGCAGAAGTAGCTGCGCTGGTTGCCGATGTTGCAGCTTGTGCTGCAGAAGTCGTTGCAGTTGCTGCACTAGATGTTGCTATTGCAGCTGAAGTAACAGCAGTAGCTGCGCTAGTTGTTGCAATTGCAGCAGATGTTACAGCGATGGCAGCACTAGTGGTTGCGGTTGCTGCACTAGCTGCAGCAGCGGTTGCACTTGTCGCAGCCTGTGCAGCCGAAGTGGTTGCTGTGGCTGCAGAAGAAATAGCCTGTGCTGCAGATGTAGTTGCTGTCGCTGCGCTTGTTACCGCAGTTGCTGCAGAAGCAGTTGCAGTAGCAGCACTTGCTGCTGCTGATGTTGCACTGGCAGCTGCTGCTGTAGCAGATGCTGCTGCGGAAGTAGCCGATGTAGCAGCAGCGGTAACGCTTGCTGCCATTGTAGAAGCAGATGTTGCTGCAGCACTTGCGCTTGCAGCAGCACTTGTTGCTGATGTAGAAGCTTGTGCAGCAGAGTTTGTAGCGGTAGTTGCATAACCAGAGATAGTTGCTACAGATGCTGCTGCAGTTGTAGCTAAAGCTGCTGCAGATGTTGCAGATGTTGATGCTTGACCAGCAGATGTAGCAGACAATTGAGCGTGATATTTTGCTGAATATTCAGAACCAGCAACTGGTCCAGTTGTTTTAGTAGCCCAGTTTTGTGCTGAGATATCAGATGCATTGGCATTACTTGCAGATGTAGCAGCACTAGAAGCACTAGTTGTAGCAGAAGCAGCACTTGCTGCTGCAGCAGTTTGACTTGCTAAAGCAGATGATGCACTGGTTGCTGCAGATGATTGACTAGTAAGTGCAGAAGCAGCTGAGGTGGCAGCTGATGATGCAGATGTAGATGCAGCTGTTGCAGAACCAAGAATTGAATCTACGTAGTTCTTTGGTGCAGCAGATGAGTCAACCATTCCTGCACTTGATAGACCAGTAATAACTGGTGTGCCACCAATGATTGGCGATGTAAGAGTTTTTGATGTGAGAGTTTGAGATCCGCCAGTTCCAACGATATCTCCAGTTACTCCGTGTGCTGAAGTAGATGCTTCATGAGAACGTGATTCAGAGAAGTCTCGAGCAGATACACCGTGTTCAACAGCTGCTCCAATAGCGTGACCTTTAGCACCAGAACCATCTACGCCACGAGTTCCGATTGTGTAAGAAGTACCAACAAGACCAGTGATCTCAATGACTTCTTCGTTAGCAGTATCCTTTTCAAGAATGAGCGTATAGGGATATTGCGTTGGCAGGTTAGCAGCAGCAGCAAGCTGAAGGCTTGTTGATGATGCAGAGATAGCATTAGCAAGAGTTGTCTTTGCTGCTGTCGAACTATAGTAGCGTGATATTGTTGGCATAGTTACCTCTGGTACTGGATAGTGTTAAGGAAGTTGGCTTGTTGCTTGGAAATTTCTTCTGCTAAACGAACTGTGTAAAGCTGGAAAATATATTTAGCTGCGTTGGTTGATGCACCAGCAGCAACTGGTTGGTCAAGCGCGTCTGCAGATACAGAGGTTGCTGTTACCTTGCCTGGGTCAACAGTTGATAGAAGTCTCCACATTGCTCCAAGACGTACAACGTCTTCGCAAGATGCTGGAAGTCCGCTATCTGTTAGCAACTCTTCATCTGTTAATTCAACTGGATAACGTGTGTATTGAACGCGTACTGATTTACCAGGCATTGGTGCTTCATTGAGAATAATTGCTGTCTTTGTCTCACCGTTATATAAATAGTTACGGTCAATGCGCCAACGCTTAATTAATCCCCATACTTTTGTAGAGTCTGGGAATTCCCAAGATACTCCAGTAATATTTACTACATCATCTGGGAGTACGTATGCGTACTGGCTACCAGTAAATGTAAATGTATAATTCTCTAAAACAGGGAATAGCATCCCTTTGATTGTGTCGTTGATAGCGCGACGAACTTGGTCACGTGGGAACAATGGGTTATTGCGGACAAGCGATCCAGTTACATGGCTTGTAGCACCACTTGATCTCCAGCCACGACCTACTGGGTTACTTCCAGTTCCAAGAACGGACAATGTTCCATTGGTTGCATTGGCTGCTTTAACATAAATAAGCTCATCGTCAATTTCAATCATGCCACGGTTAACCATCTTTGCATCATCTACAAGAATGGTTAAATCATTATCATCAATTGCGCTGAGGGTTACGGTCACAGATTCCTGGTTACGTACATACGAACCGATTTCAGCAATCGTCTGGTCTACCAGATTGGTTAGTGCTGTCATGCCTGAACCGCCTTTCCTACTTTGTCAGAAAGCCTGACGGCTTGCTGGATATCTTTCATCTGTGTGGAACGTGGTTGAATTCCTTGTTTACGTGCATCTCTATATGCATTCAACTCTTTAGCGTTAGCGTTAAGAGTTGCAGCCACTGTTGCATTACCAATATTAAGATTGGCATCTCTTGCACACTCACCCCAGTTTGCATGATCTTGGGTAGGGCAACCAGTTCTACAGTTACTCATTGAAAATATAATCTCCATAACCAGCAGCAGTTAATTCGGTTGCCTCTGCATCGGTTATGACGTTGTCATAACCTCCACGAAGAACCCTGTCATATGTAGCGAGATCGCTATTTTGTGGAACCATGATGGTTGACCATGCTCCGTTTTTCTTTACCACAGTCTTTCCTACTGGATATGAAACAAACCATAGGTCATGTGGTCTACCAATCTTGTACCTATAAGTAGGTCCACGGAATATCTTTGACATTACCACTTAACCTTGTCTGCCCAATAGGCTGCTGACATCACACCTTTTGCAATGTTCTTTGCGTGACGTGCTTTAAAAGATTGACGGCGTTGGCGATACGCTTTGGTTTCGCCAGCTTTCTTCGGTGAACCTGATACGCCCTGTTGTCCAAAACGAATAGTCTTTATCTGTGAACCAGATTTGGCTACAACAATATGTGACTTAGTTGGATGAGAAGGAGTAGCCTTTGGTTGATTAAAACCAGAGACACCAGCTCTCTTGAGGCGTGGATCCATTTACTTGCCTTTCTTTTTAGCCTTGCCTGCTTCGCTTAATGCGATAGCAATAGCTTGCTTACGAGACTTAACAGTTGGTCCCTTCTTAGAACCAGAATGTAATGAGCCAGCCTTAAACTCTTTCATTACTTTGTTAACTTTATTAACAGCCATTTATTTCTTCTTCGCTGTCTTCTTCTTGAATGTCATTTCTTTATGAGCCTTTGCCTTACCAGCAACGACATCCTTAACGCCCATCTTCTTTTCCATAGCTGCCATCTTTGGTCCTTCAGACTTTTCGTGCTTCTTCATTGCAGCCATTGATGCGTACTTCTCTAGTGCCATTTTGATTCCCTTGTTATAGTTGGATTACCTACGTGTAGAGAGGGGCGGTTGCCCGCCCCCCTCCGCCAAATTAAGACGCGATGCTTGACTTGGATGTGATGACGTAACGTGCTTCTGGACGGAAGATGTTCCATCCAAGAAGTCCCTTCCAGCCCGCTGGGCGGAAGCGCATCAACTTATCTGTAACAGGACCGATAACAGTCTTTGGCTCGTATGAAACAGCCTCAATAAGAGCCTGCTTTCCGAGGATAACTGTCTTGTAGATCTTGTTAGCACCTGTGCCTGAGAGTGACTCAGCACGTGGTGTTTCAATGTAGCGAACCTGATCGTAGATACCGATCTCGCCAACCCACTGTGAACCTACGCCAGCTTCTGTGTAGGTGTGTGGTTGCTGCCAAACAGCAGAACCGTTTGAAGATGCTTCTGAACGAATATCGTATGAAACATCTGGGTGGATTAGAGCGGTGTAGAATCCGCCGTCACGTGGCTGCACTGATGCGCCACGAAGCTTTGCAACACCCTTACGAGCAAGAGCTGCTGTTAGGTATGGTGCTGTTGTTGATGCAGATACATCCTGTCCGTTGACGGTTGTTTCGTCAGCTGAAGTTGTACCTGTGTAACGACCAGTTGCAAGACCAGTCAATGTTACCCAAGCAAGTGAGTCAAGTGAGTCGCGCATGTTGAATGACAACATATCTGCAACAGCTGGATCAATTGCTGAGAGTGATTCCAAAGCAAGGCGTTCAGTTGTGATTACTGAGTTACCGTATTCGTTAACTGTAACTTGAACCTTGTTTGTGTTGTTAAGTGTTACTGCATCTGGATCCGCAGTCTGTGTCAATGCTGTTGTAGCACGAGACAAATCTGTGTAGACCTGGAATACGACAGTGTTACCTGGGTTTGTTACATCGACAGGACGCTTGTCCGCAAACTTGCGGAACATTGGTTCTGAACGAAGGTTAAACTCAATGTACTTGTCATACGCAGTCTGGATCAAGTTCGACATCGTTGATGTCGTTGTTGATGTTACTGGTGTAGTAGGCATGATTTCCTTCTATTAGGGTTGATGTGGACTATTAGCCCTTGAGTAAGTTGGCTAGTTCCTCTGGTGATGAAGCGTTAGCGATTCGGCTAGCGATATCCGCACCAACAAAAGGATCTATTCCGCCAGACTCAAAGTCTGATATTTGCTCATATGCTTGAGCATCAGCTTCAATTTCTGAAGCTGATTCATCAACGGCAGTAATGCCAAAGGCATCGCCGTATTCGTTCAACCATTCAGCCACCGCATCTTCGTCAGCTTCGACGTCTGATGGAATGAACTTAGCGATCTTTGGATTGAGTCCGTAACTTTCAAGGATTTCTCCGATTGATGCTTCGTGACTATATGTTTGGAACTGTGAAATCAGTTCATCTCTTTCCTTGATTTCCTTGGAAAGAACACTTACCTGCTTACGCAGTTTCTTCAATAAGTCAGTACCGTTTTCATATTCATCGGTATCGTCTTCGAAGTCGTACTCGTTATATTCTGCCATTGCTTTTTTCTCCCTATTAGTAGTTGACCCTCATCGGGTTTGCACCACGCTCAATTCCTGGCAGGGGAACCAGTTCATGGATGTGATGACTGTCAGGCTTATACACGTCACCAGGGCTGACCAGTCTGGGACGGAGATTAGTTATACGTCAGCGCGTTGCTTGCGACCTCTGATAAGAGAGGTGTTGCTGATTGCTGACTGTTGCTTGAATCGAGCACGTTCTGCTGATGCAAGTTTCTTTGTCTGCATTGCTACATCAGAACCACCAGCAAGTGCTAGCTGTTCACGAGCAAGGTCTTGCTCGCCAGCTGTCTTACCAGATAGACCAAGAAGTCGTGAATAATCTCCTTGATTCTGTGCTGCTGATTGGAATGCAGATTCTGCTTGGGCTTGCTTGCCAGCTTTATAGATTTCTGTAGCAAATGCTTGATCTCCCATACCACCAGTCTTGGTTGTATCGAATCCAGCCTTGGCAGCAAGACCACCGATTTCTGCGGTTCCGTACTTCTGTTGCAAGTCCGCAGTTGTGTAAGTCATTCGTGATGTAACAAGATCAAATGCCTTCTGACTATCAAGTAGGTATGCTGTTAAATCAGCAGTTGTCCAACCGTAATAATTCTTAAGGGCATCAACTGTTTGCTGGTCAGCATTTTGTAATGCTGACTTAGCAATAGTTACACGGCTTGTTAGCTCACTTGGGCTAATTGAGTTAGCAATAAAGTTGGTGAAATCAGACGGAGTGTCATAGAAACCTTGAGGCAAACCAGCCTCAGTCATTATGTCTCGATATGTTTGCTCTGTCTGAATATACTCAGCTGGTGTAAGCATTCTGTCACCAGGGTTTCCCTGACCATCAGCAATACGCTTCTTAATGATTTCATTGGCAGCAAATCGTTCTTTATATGCATCGCTGCTATATACGCTATTGAGAACTTGTGCGTCTGTAGGCATGATGTTTTCTGCATACACCTTATCGATTACTGCATTCAAAGAATCTGTGAACTTTGCATCCAGACCAGCTGTCTGAAACATCTTAACTACTGATTCCTTAGCACCAAAATCTGTATATGTATCAATGATTTTTTCAGTACCATCAGACATGATGTTAACTGTATTAACAACGCCATTTAAAGCACGTACTGTCTTTTGACCAACAACTGTTGGTATGACAGGCTTTGCGTTCATTGCATTTTGTGCAGCCTGCATATCCTGAATAATCTTTGTTAGAGCATCAATCTGATCTTGTGAAGAATTTGTTGCTGCTGTAACTGGATTTACATAAGTGACACCAAACGGAGATGTTGTTGTATTAGTATCTGGTGTTGGTGTAGGAGTAGGCTCGGGTGTTGGTGTAGGAGTAGGTTCAGGAGTAGGTGTAGGTGTTGGCTCTGGGGTTGGAGTAGGTGTAGGAGTGGGTGTTGGGGTTGGAGCAGGTGTAACAGGTGTAACAGGTGCTGCTGGTGCAGCAGGAGCTTTAACCGCTGGTTCCAATACAACCTTGGTTCCAGACCAAATCATATTGCCACCCTGATATTTAGGTGTATTAGCAATAGTTGGGTTGATAGCCAAGAGTTCCTTGGTTGTCATTCCATTGCTTGCAGCAATTGCGCTAAGAGTATCTCCAGGTTTAACTGTATAGGTTACGGCTGGCTTTGGTGTAACAGCAGCTGGAGCATTAATTGCATTAGATATTGCGTAAATACCTTCAAGTGAACTTGTATCAATTGGCATGCGTTACCCCAAGAATCCGAAGTCTTTGAGAATGCGTGATGCAATCCCAGTCTTTTCTTCTTTAGCTGTTTGTGTATAGTTGAACTGGTCGCTACGACGAGCAAGTTTCTTTGTTGCATAAAGATTCATAGGGCTAATGTTTCCCTTTTCATCTTGATAGTTAAGTGCTTGCTGAACATAATCATTATTAAGGTCTAAGTTTTTAGAACTTCCAAGTTCCCATGTATCAGCAATCGCTTGTAGCCATGGGTCAGCTGCTTGACGCAGCGTCTGACCATTGTTAATTTGCTGAGCCAAACCAGGAAACATAGATATTGCTCGTTGCTGAAGCATGTCATCTACTTGCTGTGTTGTTAATGTTCCAGCAACTAGACCCTTCATGCTTGTCTCAAACCATTGTTCATAACCAGCTTGAGATAAACTTGATGGAAAACCATAGTCCCATGCAGTCTGATTTAAAGACTGCGCTAATGTTTCCATCTTTCCAGTAAGGTTTCCATGGATAACAGTTCCACCTTTAATGGTTCCATCTGCTTGCTTGGTTCCACCAACTGTCTTGGTATTTCCAAAGTCAAGAGCATCAGCCATTAACTGGTTCAAATAGTTTTGATCGTACTTGATTACCTTGCCATCTTTGATGATTGACTGCTTCATCATGTTCTGTGCATAATCAATTGCTTCTTGAGCCGTAATATTTAAACCATTAGATGCAAACTGGCGAATAATATTCGCTGCGTTTGACTGCAAATCTGCAGCAAATTGACCAGGGTTAGTTGCTTTAGCGTAGTCAAATGAGCGTTGAGCATCTGTTTGATTACGATACCAAGCAGTGCTTTGAATAACTTGCTGTTGTAATGCTGGGTCTGTAATAGCACCGCTTACCTTATTACCATTGGCGTCAACGCCCATGATCTTATTAAATGCAGCAGCAAGTTCTGGGTTATTATTAATAACCGCAGCGGTAACCATCCAGTCTTTTTCTAGTTGAGCAAAGCTCAAACTATCTTGTTTTGTTCCAACGGTTGCGCTAGCTGCAGACGGATTAGCTGGAACTCCTACTGGATTACCTGGTGTTGGTGCTGCAGGAGCAGCAGGTGTTGCAGGATTTGTAGGAGCAGCGGGTGTAGATGGTGTTGTTGGCTTTGCTGGTGTAGCAGGTGTTGTCGCTTTTGCTCCAGCGGGAAGAGTAATCTTCTGACCAGGACGAATAAGATTTACGTTAGTAATCTGCGGATTTGCAGCAGCAATCTTTGCTACTGTTGTTCCAGCTTTCTTTGCGATAGCACTAAGAGTGTCGCCAGATTTAACGGTTACTGTATTAGCCATTGCCTACCACCGTTCCAATAGCATTTGGATCCTTTAATAACTTGCCAATTAGATTCATTGCATTGGATGCAACAAAGTTTTCTGCATAATTTGGCTGGCTCTTAACAAAGTTGCGAGCAAATTCAGTTGGGTCAAACCCTGTTGTTGTTACAGAATTAGTTGTTGAACCACCAGGTGTAGTTGTAGTTGTACCGCTTTGAACAGTCGGAGACTTCTTTGCTTGTGCATTAACCGCAGATGTATAAGCATCTACCTGTGACTGTGTTGCTTCTTGCCCCATTTCATTACGAAATGTTTTTTGTATATCTGCAGCAGCAGATGATGGGCTGTACTCGGTTACGTTTGTATTTTTAAACTTGGTAGTTCCATATTGCTTTGTGCTAGCATTTGCATAATCAGAGGCAGCAAGGCTGCCAAAATACTGACGTGGGTCGCTTGAGTTAGCACCAAGTGACTGTGTCCAGTCAACGGCATCTGCCCAAGCTTTATTGTAATCCTTTGGTGCAATACCAACGCGCTTAAGGTTATTGGTAATTTCAGTATAAAGCTTTGGGTTGTTAGCCTTAAGATACTTAAACCAATCCTTAGCTTCCTGGGCAGTTACACCACGATCAACGCCAGGAAGCTGAATTGTTTGAACATCGGAAACAAATCCTTGCTTTCCTTTGTTCGGTCCACCTTGAACTAATCCACGATTATCAACCGTTGGATCAAATTGAAATGGATGTGGATCGCTGCTATCTGGAATACCATCCCAGTCACTATCAACTACCGTTGTAGTTTTCTTTCCTTTGGCTACCATTAACCAACGACCTTTCCAATATCTAGCTCAGGCATAACCTCTAACCAACGCTGAGCAAATGAATTGAATTCATCTGATGCACCCTGCATATAGTTAAAGTGGAACTGTGAGAACTGAGCCTTCAAGTCATATTGACGTTGAGGGCTATTCATGTTTAAGTTATAGAGTCTGTAGAACTCTTGTGCTTGCTGAGCCCAGTAAGCAATCTCTTGCCACTTAACGCCCTGCTTATCTGCATAACCTCTCCATTTTGGATCATTGGCAATAGCCTGAATCGCTGGGAGTGTTTGCTTTTCAAAGTCTTTACGACCGCTATTGCGGTCGGTTTCCCATCCAGGGAAGTCCTGAATGATTTGGTTAACCATTGAATCAAACGCTTGTTGAATGCCAGTTGTCTGGTACTTAACAGAAGATGTAGATGGAACTCCATATTGGTACATCATGGCGTCACGCCATGCTGCAGCCTTGTTGTAGTCAGCCCAACCACGTCTTGCTTCAATCTCTTGACGCAGTTCTGTGTCTGTCTTCTTCTCGGTAATTGGAGTTAAAGAACCAGGGAACTTAAGGCTCTTGTAGATTGCTGCAATTTCGGTTGAGTAATCTGTTGAAATATCCCCATATCCAGCAGATAACATCTGTGCGTACTTTGGATTTGATCTACCAAGTTTTGTAAGAATCTCTGGATTATTGCGAAGCATCTTGATGTCATCATAAGTAGATGCGACACCAGCAATATTTTTTTGGTTAGAACCAATTAGGGCAAGTGAATCTACGCCCCATTCTTTTTCCATTTGCATCTGAGCCAGATCATAATTACCACCATTTTCTTTTAGAAGCATGGCGTAATACTCTGTTGCTGCTCGAGTTACTGGATCAAATGTTGTTGCAATAGGAGCAAAGAACTGTGTGACAGCACGAATGAATGACATATTTCCAGCAGCCTTAGCTGCTGTTTCCATGGTTGGAGGTTCTCCAACTCTTCCGTTTCTATCCCATTCGGCATAAGCTGTACGGAAGTTTGTGAATACCTCATCAATAAATCTATCGCTCTTGCCAACTCCAATAGCATCAAGGGCTTGCTTGATTCCTGGAAACATCTTGCCAGAATCTACAAGTGACTGTAGATAACTTGGAACAACTGTATTCTTTACAGTCTCTACAAGATTTTTTCCTTCTGTTGGATATCCACCATAAAGAATGCTATTCTCATATACATCATCACCAAAGAAGTTACGAAGATTCTTGGCAATATCTTCACCATGTATAGACCAAAGTCCGAATGGTGCTGTATATCCATCCTTAACAAGTTGCGAAATCTCAACTGTTCCGAACCAAGATACGCTTGGATCAGCAATCATAAATTCCATTTGTTTTGGATTCCATTTAAATCCACCACCGCGCTTGTCAGTATATGGACGTAATGCATCCTTAGCCCAGCCAGGAAGTTTATCTCCAAAAGGAATTGGGTACTTAACACTTACTTGAGTTCCTGCTGGAACATCAGCCATGGATGCATATGTATTACCATCTTTATCCTCATAAGGATTAAAGTTAGCAAGACCATTTGCTACGCTGTTATACCAATAAGCGTTCATTGGGTTCTTAGCCATAAGTCGCAAAGCGACTGCCTGGCTGTTAAAGAACGCAAGTGGGAAGCTCATTGCATAACGCGCTGCATACATACCATTGGTAAGGCGACGTGATGAATAAAGAGTTTGCTCTACACGTGATAAAGCGTTTCGGTATGCAATCTGACGCAATTGGTTATTAACCACTGCATCTGTTACATCCATACCAGAACGCTGTGCTGCATTGATAAGCGTCTTAAGTTCTTCTCTTGTGTATGATAAGAACATTGGATTGCGAACCATGCGTGTTTCTGTTGCTGAAAGAATTTTCCATCCAGCATCAAGAACTCCAGTTACTCCAGCAACTACGCGTTCATACTTATCAAGATCATTAAGATTAATGTTCGGTCCATCAATTGTTTCAAGAAGATCTGGACGATTCTTAAGAAGAGTTTCTACTTCTTTAACAGTGACTGGACGCTCAAGAATTACATTACGTAATTCTTGACTTGGATACATAGCGCGAAGCTTTTCGCCTGTCTGTGCAATCCATGCAGAAAATTCATCTTGACTTAATTCGTGACCAGCGCGAGATGACATACGACGACGGTATTCTTTACCAGCATCTCCAGTGAATAACCATTTAAGTACAGACTGGTCTGATTCACCACGCATAATCATGCCAAGTGGCATATCAAGTTCGTTGCGAATCTGACGGTTAGCAATATGCGCTAATGCATTCCAGTATGGCTTACCCTCTGAACGCTTGATAGTTACAAATCGTGAACCTTCTGCACGAAGACGGCGACCATACTCAGACTGCATAGCAGTGCTATAGAAGTTTTGTGCCGAATCCACTTCTGACATATAGGCATTTGCGCCACGAATGTTTGGATCAGCAAGACCAGCAATCTTGTATTCCTTGCCATTAACTACAATGGTTTCGGCATCTTGACCAAGGCGTCGCTTTTGTGAAAGGCTGCCTTGATAGATTGCGCTATCTTTAATCTTTGCACGGTGCTTTTCAATTACTGTAGAAAGACCTTGAACCTTCTCACCAGTACGTGAAAGTTGATTCTCTGCTTCGTAAAATACTTTTTGTGCTTGGTATAAAGCATAATCTGCTTGATGCATTGCAGCTTCAGCTTGTGCTTTAGCTGCACCACTAGATTTTTGAGCTGCAGCTGCAGCCTTAGCTTGTGTCTGACGCGCTGCTTGCCAAACTTTCTCTGCTTCATCAAAAGCTTTTTGTGCATCTTCCCATGGAAGAATTGCTTTATTAAGATCAGCACCAAGAATATCCATCTGCTTCATGATGTCTTTTTCCATACGACGAGCAGCAGAACCAGCAGTGCCTGGAACGTATCGCTTTAGCGATTCGTTACGCAATGATTGATTATGAATAATGTTCTTAACGCCTGGTACTGAATTACCAATAAGTTCGGTAGACTCCATAGCCATAGAACCACGAGCAAATGGATCAACCATTGAGTTCTTTGGAATGTATGCAAAACGAAGTAGGTTCAAGTTATTGAACACCATGTTGGCTGTATCAAGGAATGAACCAATACCCATTGCTGCCTGAGACAGTCTTGCCATATTAAGATCTTCTCTTGCAATAGGAGATACTCCCTTTGCAAGACGATTTGTATGCTTAATGACTTCATTTTCAAGACGACCAAAGTCAAGCATTGGTACTGTCTGCGCTTCATTAGATACAGACCAGAAATTAGATACGTTAAGTACGCCATCTTCGTCAGGGATCAAACCGTTCTTAACAGCATATTGCTGAAGAGTCTGACGACGCTGAGAAGTTCCTACGTGCCAGCGTGTAATCTGATCAACGGCTTCTTTAGATGTACGAATATCGCCAACTGATGATACTTTGTAGTGATTAGCCATATAGGTCATAACATTCTTTTCAATGTTAGCTAGGGCAATAGCACGTTGTGTATCATCTTGTGCAGCAAGGAATCGTTCAACCTGATCTCGTTTAAACTTAAGACCTTCTGGCGTACGAAGCATGCGTAAACGGTTCAAATCTGATAGAAGATCAGATGAAGCTTCAAACTTACGTGGGTTTGAAATATTAATGTGACCTTGTGGACGACCTGAGCCAGCCCATGAAATCATTCTGATTGCACGGTCGTAGACTTCTGACTGGTAAACTTGTGTTTTCCAACCTGAGCCACCATCTGCACCAAATAATTTGACGTCTCCATATTTTGCTTGCAAAGCAAGCTTCTTCTTTTGAAGACCAAGGTTTTCTACTGCGCCAAAACGTCCTGGTTGATAACTTTCTACAACACCAGATGTTAACTTTGACTTAAAGTCATCCATTGCTGCAGCAAACTTTGGATCCGCTGCTTTCTTTCCATCAATGATTGCTTGATAACGTGCAGTCATTCCTGGTTCAAGAGTATCTAAATGGATCTGTGACCAATCTGAGATTGGATCAAACTTATTAATACCATAGTTGTCGATATGGTCAGCAACTAATGGCTTAGCTTTGAACAAAGCGTCAAATGCTTGAGCATCTCCACGTTCAGCTTTAAGATAATTTGCTACATCAGCGTGATTATCTAGACGAGAAAGGATTGTTGCCGTACGTCCTGGGTTAGATGTCTCAGAAACTAAAGGGTTAGCAGCAAGACGTGAAAGATTTGTCTCTTTAACCGCATCATCAATCAGGACTGCTAGTCCTGATGGTGCAGGAGTACCATCTTTTGCTTCTGCCCATGCCACAGCCTCATCAGCCTTGGCTTTAAATGTATTCATATCGTCAATAGTGACGATCTTCTTAGCACCTAATACCTTTTTGGCTGCTGCTTTAGTAGCAGAACCTACGCCCTTTGTACCAAGTGCAGCTAATGCTAGGTCTGTTCCGCCAGATGAAATGATTCCAGCCCACTCATCACGGAATGCTTTGTTTCTTTGCTTATCATCAAAGATATCAAAGTTCTTATCCATGAACTTTGGTGTGATTTGATCTGGAAGTACATCACCAATCTGTTGTCCAACAGTCGTGGCTAGAGCCTGACCCATTGAAATCTTTTTAGATTGTTCTTTAGCAAACTTAAAACTCTTTACAAGCCCACTAACACCTTCATGTTGATGTTGCTTTGCAGCTTCTGCTGTAAGAAGGGCAGTAGAAACACCTTGTGTTGTAGGTTGGATAACGCGCTTATACACATTTTCCATAACACGTAATGCTGGGTTAAGCAACCATCCAGTTGCTTTGTTCTTTTGACCCTTGGCT